GGCTGCTTGGGGTCTGAGGCGATGCGCTGCCGGCTCTCGGCAGGATCGAGGATGCCGGCGCCAACGAGCGCCACGTCCGTATCGGCCTTGGTCTTCTCGACCGTAGCCTGCTCGGTCTCGGTCAGCTCTTCCAGCTGCTCGAAGTCGAACGTGATGTCCTCATCGACCTCGCCCCACAGCGAAATCATGACAATATTGATGACGGTTTGCAGGTGTCTGCGGAACAGCTTCTCCTGGAAGGCCGCGACCCAGTCGTACCAGCAAGTCAACTCGCCTTCGCTGCTCGCGTTCAATCCGCCCGGCTGGATGCCCAGCAGCTTGACCACGGGCGTTCCCGTCACCGAACACATCTGCTCCTGGGCCTGCGACTGAAGCTCATGCAGGCCGCCCAGCGGAGTCGAGACGTTGGTCAGCTCCTCCTCGGTCTTGTCGATCGCCATCACGCCCTGGTTGGTGCGCAGGTTGGCGAATATCTCCAGGCGCTCGAAGAAGCTGTCTCCGCCGCCCTCGGTGACGCCTTCCATGTCAGTGCCCAGCACCATGACGGAGAATGTCCAGATAAGGTCGGCTACGGCCTGGCGCGTACGTAGCCAGTTGTCGACGTAAGGCTTGGCCATCTGCGTGAGGCTAAGCCCGCCGAACTGGTACGACGGCTTCAACATGTCGGGCACGTGACGGCCCACGAAGGTCAAGAGGCGCGAGCGGTGAAGCTCCTTGCCCTGCACAAACCAGGTCTCTGGGTTGTACCAGTCAGGCTTCAGCGGGTCGTAGGCGTTGTACTTGGCCGGGTACGTCCAGACGGGCTCGACGGGCTTCACGGCCCGCAAACAGCCCTTGCCAAGCTTCAGTGCGCTATCGGGATCACCCGTGCTGCCGTCGCCGATCGAGGTCGTTAGCTCCTTGCGGTTGTCCGTGTCGCCGGTGTCGAGGTAGAGGTGCATGCGGCCGAAGAAGCCGTCACCCTCGGCCACGGTCCGGAACGCGCCCTTGACGTCGAGGCGTTTCATCTCGTCGTCGAGCTGCTTGATCTTCTCGGCCTTGGTCTTCTGCGTCGACTCATCCGTCGAGGCCGTATAAAGCCTGATCCACTTGCGCGTCATCTCGACGGCCAGGACCTCCGATATGCGCCGGTACTCCGGCCGCTGCGCCAGCTCGCTGAGGTAGGTATACCCCATGAAACCGATGCCGTTAAAGAAAGCTCCTGAGTAGACCTGCTGCGCCGCCCAGGCATTGACCTGTATCTCGTTGCCGTTGTCCATCGCGATGCGGGCCTGCGTCTTGCCCTTCGGCAGGACGCCGGGAGCCACGCGGGGCAGGACGAACGGATTGAGCACGTCGGGGCTCTTCTTGATCTGCGACCGCAGAAGCGCGTTGTGGCTGATGCGGGACCAGGGGGCAGGCTGCTGGAAAGCGGCCATCGCGCGTTGCTGGCGCTTGCGCTTCTTCTCTATCCTCTTTTTGCGAGCGATGATCTGCTGGCGCCGCAGAATATCGACGCTTGGCTTCTTGGCCGTAACGCTCGGTTTCTTCTTAAGAGCCATCAGTCAACAGTCACTTTGACGGCGAACGGAAGAACCATATTCATAAAGCGCTCGCACGCACGCATAGGGACACCTAGCATCAGCATCGCAGTCAGAACCGCATGTATGCAGTTGATTAGCCACTTGCGATGATGAATACGAACTTTGATGCTGTTCACCGTGCTCGACATGCGCGGCCCCTCCTCTTGATCCCGAACCGCGTGGGCCAATCATCACGTGCCCACGGCATCAGGTCGCTCAGCTGGACCTCGAAGCGCTTGGTCTTTCGGTCCCTGCTCCACTCCAGCATCGCGGGCCGCATGCCTTCGCGATCGTAACGACGCGTGCAGGTACCGTACTCGTCCATCGTGGGCGTCAGCCCGAACCCCAGCACTGGCACATTCTGCAGCAGCCATGGCGCCCAGACCTGGAGCGGCACATTGTGCTCCATCACGGTCTTGACCGCGTAGGCGATCGAGTTGCGGTCATGCTGGAAGTTGAAGACCAGACGGACCTCGCGCGGCAGCGCCTCGAATATCCGGTACTCGATCACGTTGTCGATCGTCACACCCTTGCGAACCTTTCCCAGGTTGCCCGCGTAGTCAGCCTCGTTGTTCTGGCGGATCGCCGAGCATGCCAGCTCGTAGATGTCCGCGGGCCAGTCCATCAACTGAGCCATAGTACAACTGCAACTACCACAGTGAGGCCACCTATGACGGCGAAGAGCGCGAGTAAGAAGGCAAACAGATGGTCAAGCTTTGTCACGTCATCGCTCTCATCCTGCTGCGGCCTGGCGCGCCTCTCGGCAGGCGACTCCTGGCCAGCGCCTCGCTCGTGGGCGCGATGATGCCCTTGCGCTTGGCGTAGCAGATCATCACGCAATCGTAGAGGTTGGGCGATGCCATTTCGTCGGGCTTCTTGTCGATGATGTATTTGCCAGCGCCGTTGGTGTCGTAGGTCGGCTGCGTCAGCTCGACCATGAGCTTGTTGCGGAGCGGCAGGCCTGACGGAATGCTGATCAGCTCGGAGAAGTCGTACTCCGCATCACCCATAATCATACGATGCGTCTTCATGAAGCGCGTGCGAAGCTCGAAGCCTGCCTGTGCCTTGCGGTTGGCGAAGACGTCAGCGTTGGTCTTCTTCTCGACGTAGAACTTATCGGGGTGCAGCACAGCTTCGGAGCCGCGAAACATATAGGCCTTGAAGTGTTGCGAACGATCGGGCCGGGTGTCGTTCAGCGCGTTGACGTCGCCTCTCACAGAAGCCCCTAGTCCGTCGCCGTCGTAGTCGAAATCCTCGTAGCCGCGCTCCTCGCAGGTATTGACCGCACGCACGACCGACTTGTAAGTGTCGGAACCCTTGCCACTCCACTCTTCGAGGAAGTCCAGCAAGACGCCCTTGCGGCCGGCCAGCGCACACGTGTCGATGCCCTGGTCGGCCACGTCAAGGCCTGCTCTCTTCATGCCACTGCCTGCAAAGCCAAGCTTCACGTGCGCATCGATCGCACTCTGCACCCACTCGCCCGGGATCAACACGCCCTGCGCCGAGGCCTGGTAGTTGATGTCGATCTCCTGCGCCACGATCAGAGGCGTCAGGCGCTCATTCTGCTTCGCGTACCAGGCGTCGTCCTTGCGGGGATCGTCACGCCAGTGAAATGTGAAGACCCGTATCTTACCCGAATGGCGCCGCTCGGCGAAGCTGTTGGCCATACCGTTGACCGACGAGATATCCTGGCGGCAGTTGGTCGTCTGCGAGAGCGCTGCATCGATCGCCTTGGGGTTCTCGACGTGCGCCGATTCATCGATCGTGTAGACCGAGGCGCGGCCGCCGCGGCCGATGTTCTTGCCTGCGTCACCCTTGATCGTCGAACCTGTGGCCGGAAAGCTGATGCGGAGGTGCGCATCGCCGCGCCTTGACCATCCTCCGCGGAATTCCGGCGGCAGGTTGGCGATGAACTCGCGAGCCTTCCAGAAAAGGCAGTCGGGGTCGTTGGCCTTGTCGACCTCATCCTCGGTCCTAGAGCCGTAGCCCGCGACGAAGCCTTGCATCAGAACGGCGCATGCCGTATCGACCGTGAGCGACAACCAGCTGACACCAAGCTCGCGGCTCTTGTCCGTGAGCCCGTCCGCCTGGTCGGCGAAGCACTGCATCCGCCACGTGATCCACTCACGCTGACGAGGAAAGAGCACGAAAGGGATGAGCGTCGGACGCTTAAGTGCCGCGTTACGGGGATCGAAAGTCATGCCCCAGTCTTCGATGAACTGGGCGACATCGGTCCGGTAGTAGGCCTTCAGCTTGTTGAGGTCTATCTCTCCGGCCCTGATCTTCTTCAGACGTTTGACGCGCTGCTCGATGACCGGCAGGTAATCGGGGTTCTTGAAGTCGAAGGTCGAGGCCAGTCCTACATTAGCCGTCATTGACCAGCTTCCGGTACTCGTCAATCGCAGCTTCGGCCGTGATGTTCATATTGTTCTGCGTCAAGTTGAACTGGTTGATCGTTTGGCCTACGTTCTCCGGAGCGACCTTTCCAGCCGTTAGGTACTGGAGCAAGGTGACAAGCGCGCCTTTCTTGTCATGCATCGAAATAAAGGTCTCGCGCTCCAGGATCGCATGCTCTTCGCCATCTTCACCAACGTGACGGCGTCCAGCGATGACGCGCTCCTTCACCTTGATGTTGGCAACGGCCGCGAGCTGGTCGCGGGTCGAGTCCGTGAAATCGACGCGACGTGAGCCGTCTTCCGAGAGCCTGGTGTAGTCGGCAATGTTGCTGAAGCCGATCAGCTTCATCTCGGCTATCACGGCATCCACGGTGAGGTCGTGCCGCTTGGTGAGGGCCAGGACATGCTCAGCCACCAATTCCTGCACGTGCGGCTTTGTCAACAACTGCGACGCCATCGACCGCGCAGAGCCAGGGGGGATGCCGATGCTTATCGCGGCTTGCTGGCCATTGAACTTGAAGGCAACGTAGGCTGACGCGAACAGCTCTTCACGTTCAAGCGTTTTCTGCCTCACACGTTTGGACGACGCCACTTTCTCACACCTTCTCCAGCATCGATGCATCGACCGTCATCTTCGTCTGTCTTCCGAACAATGACGTGAGCATCGTGATCCTCTGTCGCTGAACCTGTTCGACGGTTCCAATGAAGCCTGACCATTGCCCGCCGCTCACCTTCAAGCGATCATTCAGCTCGAAGGTCTTCACGAGCGTGCGATCGACCTCGAAGGCCGGCACGAAATCCTCATTATCACAGAACCCGCGCACGATCGCGATCGCCTCGTCCGGTATCCTGACCGGGAACTCATTGGCGCAGATCAGTGATTTGATGCCGCGTCCTGTATTGACGCGCTGCCATCGCACGATATCGCAGTCCATGTTGATGAGAATGTAGCCCGAGAAGTATGGCCGCTCACGCGTAACCTTCGTGCCGCGCTCCATACGCGTGTCGCGGTACTTCGCATTCAAGCGTCCAAAACCGTTGTTCTTCAGCCAATCTTCGGCGATGAACTCCGAGCACGGTTTGGTCTTCGCCGCATACCAGGCTATGGCCACGCTTCCTCCCGGGCAAAAGTATCCACAGAGACCTAGAAGCTGGTTTTTATACCCTCTTCCGGCGTCCGTCCGATCAGTATCTGGTCATCCGCTCGGGCAGTAAACAGGGGGAGGGAGCGGCGATGCAGGCCTCTTACGCCCCTTTCGCCCTTCTCGCAAACAGCCAACTGTCGTTCACAGCTGCATCAAAAAAGCAACCGAACTTTTCACCTGTCCCGTGCCAGGCTGCTCCCA